GGCGCGGATGTTCTCCTCCAATTTCAAATACTTCATTCAATTTACATTCTTTACCAGATTTTAGCTTACTTATTGGCGCGTTATACATCTTGCCTGCGTCTGTTATCAAAGTAAGAGAGCCAAGATTGGTAGAATAGAAAACTTCTTGTTTTGCGATTTTAGAAGCTTTATTTTTATCTACCATTTTAATGGTTTTACCATTATAAATAATAGCTACATCTTTTTCTTCAATAACTTCTGGTTCTTCCTCATCACCAAGTGTATCAGTGATTTTAGTGCGTCTAGCATCACCAAATCTGTTGGATACTAGATTTAGTATTTTTATCAATTCTTTATCCAGGTCCTGGGGGCTTAATAATAGGTGTCTTTGGTCCGCGATAAAACGTCTTTTTTCTTCTAGTTCTTCATTTAATTTCACACCGTCAAGTCGGCATAGAGAAGATAACTTCATAGATAGAATCGCTTCGACCTGCTCTTTATTGAAGTTATATTTTGTTATCAATGCTGCCGCGGCTTCCTTAGGACTATCGCTACCTCTAATAATGGCAACGATATCATCAATGTTCGCTATTGCAAGTAATAGTCCTTCAATAATGTTTTCACGTGCAAGTGCCTTATCCAAATCAAATTGAATAATGTTACGCTTACATTGACGAATATGTTCAATATAAGCATCACAGGCTTGGCGCCATCCAAAGACTTTCGGAAATCTACCCTGGTCTAGCATAATCATATTGATAGCAAAATGATTTTCTAGTGAAGTATCATGATAGAGTTTACCGATCATTTTTTGCGGATTTACGCCCTTACTTAAATAGATACGAATATCTGCTTCAGTTTTGGTATGGTCAATCGCTCGTTCAATACCATATTCTGGGTCTTCAGAAGTTAGGGTGGCAAGCTGGTCCATAATAGTATTTGTGAATACACCATATGGTAATTCAGTTGCTTTAATCATATTCTGATTAGGAATATATTGTAGATTTGCACGTAATCTGATACTCTTTCCCCGTCCAGTTCTTAATGATTCTTTCACTTCACGTGCGTTGGTAATAGTTCCGCCACAAGCGAAATCTGGCTCACAATATATATCATCATATGATACATCGGGATTTTCTATAATCTTAATTAATGCATTATTCACTTCGTGCAGATTAAACTGTGGAACTGATGTTGCCATAGCAACTGCGATACCAGTACAACCATTAACTAAGTTCCAAAAGCCAATAGATGGGAATACAGATGGGATTTTTTCGGTATCATCATAATTCATATACCATTGGTCACCAATGGCATTTTTCTTTAGACCATCAAACATCCAATCTGCTATTTCACTTGAGCGCATTTCGACATATCTCGCGGCCGCATGACTATCAGGTGAAGAAGGTTTACCAAAGTTACCTTGAACATCTTCAAGCATATAACGATAAGACCAAGGCCGAGCTGTCCGGATAAATGTATCATACATAGCAATATCGCCATGTACATACGACTGGTCCATTGCGGCTGCTACAGATTTCTGTGCTTTCTGATATTTATCTTTGTGGGTTATTTTACGGGAGTACTGTGCGTATAGACCCTGACGAAGACCAATCTTTAAGCCATCTCTCACGTCTGGGATGGATCTTTCCTGTGCAACTGACGCGCCGTAGGTAAGGAAAGCATTTTCAATTGTCTTTTGAAAGTCAGTTTCGTATAACATATTATTTTCCTCCAACTATAATTAATTCTAAATGTTCCCATATATAAGGTACTTTTGTACGTGTATAATCTTGAAATTCTACAACAGGTACCCAATTATTTAAATGATTTTCATAACCAATAATTCTAGCGCGTTCTCCCACTTTAATTATATAATCATACCATTCTTTACATCTAGCATCAAAAAGTCTGAATGTACCCTGGGCTAAAAAAGTTATATAATGTCTAATTGGAAACTGTTTAGTACATTCTTCTAAAGTATAAAGATGATGTTTATTCATATAATCACCCATTCAACTTACTAAAATCAACATTCTCAAATAAGAAATCTCTTCTGTCGTCAACATCTTTACCCATTAACATCTTTAATGATTCTTCAGCTACTTCCGCATCATGGATAGTAAGTACTTCCAATCTACGCTCTTTAGGATTCATCATTGAAGCTGCCATATCAGCATCTGACATCTCACCCAAACCTTTATTGCGGCCTTGTTCCCAATCCGGATACTGCTTTTTCAGTTCTGTCAGCTCCTTATCATCATAAGCAAACACACGCTTATTTCCCTTACTTAAACGATAAAGAGGCGCACGCAACCAGCACAATCTACCTTCTTGGATAAACTTCGGCATCAAAACGTAGAACATTGTAGCTAGCAGGCACATGATATTATATCCATCAGCATCAGCATCTGTCGCAATAGCAACTTTGCCAAAATTAAGTTTGCGCGCGTTGTACTTTTCTTGAATACCGCACCCAAGCGCAAGAATAATATCGCTTACTTCTTGATTCTCAAGACATTCATCCAACGGATGTTTTAGTAGGTTCTTAACCTTACCACGTACAGCGTAAAGTGCCTCAGTATTAACATCTCTCGCGCCCATAAGGCCACCCAAAGCAGATTTACCTTCGCTAATAATTAAGATTGAATCAGCGCCATGCTTCTCGCAATCTTTAAATTTATCTGGCATGGCAATCTTGCGCTTCTTTTGCTCTGCTTCCTTTTTCTCCATATTGAGAACAGCATTACGGGCCTTTTCGGCCGCGGCGTCAGCTTTTGCTTCTTTTGTTAGAAGCGTAATAATTTTATCTAAATCATTCGCATTAGCTGAGGCCCAATTCTTAATTGCTTCTGTGAAAGCAGTCTGCGTATATCCGCGCAATTCTTGGTTTTGAATTTTATCCTTAACCTGATTTTGATATACAGGATGCGGATGTTTTATATTTATAATTGTTACAAGTCCCTTACGTATCATATCTCCATCAAACGAATCTTTCGCAAGGTCGTTAATCGTGCGCGTGAATGCAGCTTTCATTCCTGTGACTGGAGTACCACCACCACTATTAAGAGCACCATTAGAAAATACATAGCACTTTTCTCTTCCTGCTGTCCATTGCGCGAATACTTCAATATCAATATCCCCATCAAAATTCTTCTGCCCATAAATATATTGTTTATGGAGAGGTTTGCTGATATTATCTGCGGCAAAATCTTTCAATCCATTCTTTGATAGGAACTTCTCTTCCTTACCATCTGCCTTATAGATAAAAGTAACATTAGGAATGAAATAGCTAGTTAGCCGCAATTCATTCTTAATGCGCTCTTTCTCAAATGATGGAGTTTCTTTGTTTAGATGAAAAATTTCTTTATCAGGTTCAAAATATACTGTTGTACCTGTTTCCTTTGTAGCTCGTAACTTGCGCGCCGCATTTGCTTGCGGGATGCCATCATGAAAAGCCAGGTACCACTCTCCTCCATCTCTTCGCGTCCAGACTTCAAACACCTTTGAGCACACGCATACTGTACTGGAGCCAATACCGTGCATACCACGTACTCTCTTATAATTAGATGAATCAAATTTGCCAGAAGAATGAGCAGAAGTGTAAATTTCAATAAGAACTTCTTCTGTGTCTTTATTTTTTCCATGCGGTACTCCCGCGCCTTTATCGGTCACTTTAATATCATTATCATTTACTTCAACGGTAATTTCATTACCGCGGCCCATAATTGCTTCATCACAGGCGTTATTTAAAATTTCCAAGAAGCAGTTGAACATAGCATCTTGTCCGTCCGCGCCGATATACATACCAGGTGTGGTACGTGCGGCAGTTCTAAAATCTCGAACCTGAATAGACTCTGCATTATATGCCATTTCATCACTTCCTTATCTTTCTTTACATTTTATTATAGCATAATTTTTATTATAAGTCAAATATTAGTGTCCCGTACCTCTCCAATTGCAGGTATCACACTCATATTGAAATTTTGGCGGAAAGGTAGTTAATATAATATCAGTTCGGCGCCATAAATGGGCGCCGCATTGTGGGCATTCAACTTCAGTAAGTTCGCGGTCTTTATGAATTTGATTAAAAGTTTTTTGATATTCTTCCCAAGTCATGAATTTAGTTCCTCCAATGCTTGACGTATACATTCTAGAAGCAGATAACAGCGGATTGTGCAGTCGAAATAACGCGCGAGCGATTTATTTTCATACTGCTTTATTAGTATAGCTGGGTCATCATCTACACAAAATTCCTTAAAAGCTTCATACAGAAGGTCAAAATTTTGACTTACATATTCAGAACATTTTTCTTCTGTATCATACCAATAAGGGCCATTACCAGTGATACAATCTTCATCCCACAGATGTTCATACCAATGACCTTCAAGGTCATCAACTATAAATGGGTCAGCCCAATCTATAGGATTATCTTTAATATACTGTTTAATATCGTTTGTTATCGCGCGTCTATAATCATATTTTTCCATTATTCTTCTCCTGTGGTAACACTTAGTCCTGCAAGTTTAAGTTCAAAATCATTTTCAAATAGTTCTGCCATTACTTCGTCGGCTTTATGAATATAAAGTGGTTTTTCTTTATTAAATTCACCATAAAGTACATCATTCCAATCCATAATAGGAAGTCCAATGTAACCATAAGCATCGGCTTTAGATTGGAGTGCACGTTTATTAGTCGTTAATACCTGCCCTCCTTTTAGCCATGCTTCAAATAGAAGTTCCTTAGTTTTGCCGGTTCCACGGCTTCGTGCAACTACTTTCATTACAGTACATCTCCTATAATAGTATAAATTTCTTTATTTTCAAAAAGGCGTTTGAATGTGTAGCCTTTTTCTATTAGAGTTTGATATTGCGCTGAATCTGTAATTTCTATTGTATAGGACATCTGTCCATTAGGAATTTCTGTGGGTAGAGTAAGAATTAAAATAATTGAAGCAATAGATAGTAAAGCGCATATTGTAAGCGCTATATATGCATCATTAGATGCAGTTACAATTGCCATGATACCAGATATGAAGAAAACCGCAATTATAAGCGGTACATACCAAGCAACTTTCGTTATTGCAGCTGTTGCAAGTATTTCCATTTATAAATACCTCTTTTTCTTTTATTATATCATAATTTTCATTTGATGTCAATTATTTGCGGCGGTGTGCCCGCCAGGGCACACACGCGCCGCTTATTTTGTTCTTATTTTATTTTATTTGTTATGTGTACGTTCAACGGATACTTCAGCGTATGTTCACCGGTCACCTTCGCTTCGCTGAGCGGCTGCACATCCTTTCAACGGATACCATAAATTAGTTAAAATAAAGTGACCGTTGAGCGGTGGTGTCCGCTGACCGGTCATTATTCCATTATCTTCTTATAGTTAATTCTTAACTCCTTATATGGTATATGTGTTAGGAAGCCCAACTCGCACAATTTATCGCGCGCTTCTCGGTATCTTGAAGAACTGGTAAAACCGCAGGCTTTACATATAGTATCTTCAGCTGGTCTAAAATCATTACTATTCTGTTTCTGCATTATCAAGTAATAGAGAAGTGTGCGCCAATTTCCATTTTTGCCAGGTATCTTCTCATTTATTTTCTGAAACATTTTAGGTGTGATATAGCCATATACGCCTTCGTCAAACGTACTTTTGTCGACATCGCTTGTCAACGCAAGTGCTTTTAAGTTGGCCATATATACCTCGCTTATTCTTTTTTATCATCATCTTTAGTATAAATTTCTTTCAATACTTGTTCAAATTCATCAATATTAATTTCTTCATTTGGAAATAATAGTTTTTCAATTTCATATAGACGGATTAACGGACTCTTCATAATATACTCCTTTCTATTTCTATAAATATTATACTGTAAATTTTATAAAAAGTCAAATAAGAGGAGTTGAAGTTTCAACTCCTCAAATTTTTATTTATATTAATAAGTCTCATAGGTTCTATTAGAGTCCCAAGTAAATATTACATATTGACAAATTTCCCATAGATTATCCAATGTAATATTTTCATTTCCTTTCCAATTACAATCATGTTGCATTATTTCCCACCATTCTTTATAAGACTTTCCTTCATCAAGACGGCATAGTCCATTTTCAATTAGATGTTCAAGGTTGCTCATTCTTTTTCTCCTTTAATACAAGATTAAGCACAATGCCAACAATCATAGCTAATGCTGTAGTTCCAATACTTACGACTCCGAAGTTACAAACAGCACCACTAACACCAAGAGTAAGAACAGAAGCAATAATGGTGACATTTTTATTATTCCCCAAATCAATGTTATTATCTTTAATAGTACGAATACCGCTTAATGTAATGTAACCATATAGAATAGCCGCGCAACCGCCAAAAATGCAGCTTGGGACACTAATTAAGAAAGCTTGAAGCGGTCCGATGAAGGCGGCGATACCCATGATAACTGCCGCGAGGGTGATAACATACTTGGAACAAATCTTACTGAATCCAGTGGTGCCGACTGACTCCCCGTAACTGGTGTTCGGGGTCGCGCCAATAAGAGTACCGAGGGCCGTAGCTGCGCCATCACCCATTAGAGTATATCCAAGGCCAGGTTTCTGTGTAAGGTCTGTTCCAATTACTGCACTTAAAGCCTTGTGGTCTGACGTATGTTCGCAGATTGTTACAAGAGAAAGCGGTAGGAATAGAAGCAGAATCTGCGGAATATATCCCCAATCCCAAGTTCCAAAATGTAAAAAAGCAAAGTCGGGAAGTTGGAATAATTTTACTCCTTTAAATACACTGAAATCAATAATCTTAATTCCACATACCGTCAAAATCGCTGCGAAAACATATACAATGAGAATGGCAACAAGAAAGGGTAGATTCTTAATAAAGCCCTTTCCATAATGAGAAATAATAGCAGTAATTAGTAGTGTGAGCATACCAAGCCCAAACCCAATTAAACTATACTGTCCATTAACTTGAAAGTATGTTGGAATGAATGTTGCAAGGTTAAGGCCAATAACTGCAACAATTGGGCCAATTACAACTGGAGGTAATACTTTATTAATCCAGCCGGTACCAGCTTTATTAATTGCCAAGCCTACAGCAAAATAGACAAGACATACAATTAAGCCACCAATAAATACTGCCAAATAGTTTGGTGCAGCCCCGAGCGCGAGCGCGCCCATTACAGCGGCCACAAATGCACCGCTTGAACTGATAAACATAGGACTTTGTCCTTTAGTAAAGAGCTGATAGAGTAATGTTCCTAGCGCAGCGCCCAGCATTGCAGGAGCGATAGGCACTCCGCAAATCTGCGGAATTAGAATAGTAGCAACGAAGCAGGCAATAACCTGCTGAAGTGCGGCAACAACAAGACGCCGTGCCGGTAGTTTGTCATTAATGTTATAAAGCATATTATTTCGTCTCCTTTAATGATTTTCACATACATTATTTGGGCATGTTGGTGTTGTATAGTGTGGAGTATGACAATTATTTGGATTAGTGCAATTCCAAGCGGTAACGTTAGGATCTCCTTTATTAGACTGCGTTCCGCTTACATTTACGTAAGTATCTCCTACTTTGTAATCACTACCACCAACAGTATAAATATTTGGATTTTTAGTTACATCATCTGCTTGACCACAAGTCACATAATCTCGCCACCACTCTGGTTTATCTCCAACATAAACTTTATCAGAAGTCCAAGTTGGATACCAATAACCTCTATTGCAGAAACATTGTGATATCCAAGGGGCATTAATGCGACCGCAACGAGGACATTCCCACCCTTGCTAGGGCGTACTATATGTATAACTATATCCAGAACTAGTGGTTTTACCAGTAGTACTTGTACCAGTAGTACTACTCTAAGTATTTACTTGATTATTTAAATTCATAATTACCTCCAATCTGTTGATTCAAAATTCATTTCCAGCTGATGTGGAAATTCATTTTCATGTTCTTTAATAAAAGCAATTGCATCCTCAATATTACTTACGAGAATACCACCTTGCTTAATCAATCCTGTAACATATAAATTTTGATAACTATATTGTTGTTCTCCAAGAGAAGCAGCGCCGCCGATATTCTTTGCCTCGCTATGTGTAAGATACATTTGTCTATTATCAGTACAAATACCTACAATATATTTATGGTCACCGCGCTCAATCTTTTCATGGAACTTACCGATTTCCGCGCAAGTGCCGGACGGTAAAACATCCCCATCAATACAAGCAACTAGAATATCAGTATTATTTAATCTTGCGTTATCTGCCTTAGCAATCTCTTGTGAACCAGCAAATTTTTTCTTGCCTTCAACACCATTAATATCGGTGTTTTCTACAGGAGAATATAGGTCTACTCCTGGTACCGCATCACGAATTTTTCGCGCCCATTCTGTGTTGCGAAGTAAATCACCATAGGTAAAAATTGGCCCGGCTAAATAAATTTTCATATAATCCTCCTTAATCAAGCGTTCTTACGAAGTAAGAGATTTCTTCTTCCATATTCTTACTTTCCATATAATCAATCGCTTTCTCATAATATTCATAATATAAATCACCATAAATACCAGACAACTTCTCATTTCCATCACGATAATGCGCCCAACATTTATGATTAATAACCATTACTAAATCAGTTAACTCACATACTTCATCCTTCCAGCGGTCAAATAAGATAGATGCAACCGCTTTAATAGTTTCTTCTCCAGCCTCGTCAGCATTATCAAATGCTTCCCAGAATGTTGATTTCATATAAAATCCTCCAATTTTTTTTAAGTATAACATAATTTTGATAAAAAGTCAAATAAAAAAGAGGGACAACTCTATTGAGTTGTCCCAGTTGGTAACGGCCCAGAGGGTATCGCCCTCATTATATCACACTCGCCAATTCGGCGATGGGTGACCTTTCTGTCTTTAGCATCTTTACGGTGCCAAATAGCGAGTTTCCGCTTAAAGAACCTAATAATCTTTCAATACCATTATTACTTTCAAATTTCTTACCATCTGTTTGTAATGTATCGCCATTAATCCAAAGTTCAGAGTTTTTACCGCAACGACTAACTAATAGTTTATAGCCGCCGCCAGTAATATTCTGACCTTCGGAAACATATAAAATAACATTATCCCAACTCATACCACGAATAAAACCTAAATTAACAGCTTCAATTTGTCCACTATCTTGCGCCATTTTTAATCCTTCTTCACCAAGAATTGAAGCAATTGGACCAAGGCCCCATTCAATCTTGCGTTGTAAAGAGCCTTCTAGAAAACCAATTTCCGGTGCATCTTTAAAGGGGACTAGATTGCGAATAAAAATGATTTTATCTTTTTTACCTCTTTGTACTAAGTCCCAAGCATGTAAGAACATAAGGAAATCTTTACCACTACCAGGAACTCCTGTAAGTAATTTAACTGGAACATTAGGATTCTGTAGTAAATCAAATGCCATCTTCTGTTCAATATTTAGTGGCCTAATAGTTTGTCCTAAAAATTCACTTTTAATTTCCTTATATTTTAATGGACGATATTCTTGTCCGGTCCAGACTAGAATATCTTTTAATGCCTTATCTTCATATATTTCGGCATATTCATTGGTTTTACACTTTAAACTATTAATTTTTGGATCGGCATATAATAATGCCATTTCTTTTTCATCAGGATAATATTTTCCCCATCCAGCCCACTCTTCTTCATTTTTATTACACATTTCTGTACCCATTGGATATGTGGCCATTAAATGTGGTAAATGAAGCGCGAATAGGTATTGAAGAGCATCACTAGTCATAAATATCATATCGTGATTTTCTTCTATGGCATATATTTCAGCTGCGCATAAAATACGGTGATCATTGATATTACTTAAAAATGGATATTTTTTAAGCATCTTATCAATCTTGCGATTATCTGTCATTATGACGTCAAACTTATTTGAAGTTAAGATTTGGCGTACTGCTTCACGCGCGCGAAATTTAGTTTGACTATTTTCTTTTTCATTATCTTTAATATGCTCTAATTCCTATAATGTAATTGAACTTATTGCTATTTTTACTTGTGGATCTAATAATTGTTGATGTAGTAAAGCAGAAGTATCTGCCCAATGTTTAATTGCCATATTCTCACTCCTCTGTTTTGCCATACACTCTATCAATAAGTCCGGCTTTATACATTTCGTCTGCGGTCAAGAACCATTGACGTCGAGTGTGTGAATCATACTCTTCTTCAGTAATATTGGTATTATCAATGAAGAATTGTCTGATTCGTTTATCAACATTGTCATTGAAGGCCATAATATCATTAGCCGTCTTTGTCTCTTGAGCTGCCAACGCAACATATCCGTCATGAATTAGAGCATAGGAACAGGGGAAACAACTTCTTATAACATTTTCATTTTTGCCACCACCAGCTAATATTACTGCAGCCATAGAACAAGCATAGCCAGGCACTATAATATTAAGTGGTTTAGAATATTGAGAAATATAATGAGCAAGGAAAAAGCCGTCTGAGACAGAACCGCCGCTACTATTCATAATAATAGTTACTGGTTCTTTAGACTCATCCATCTCAAAATCACGTAAGGGGATATAAATTTTTTCAATTATATCTTCTTGTACATCACAATTAAAAATAATTGTTCTATGATTTAGTAGCTGATTAAAATACTGATAGAGCGCAGGGTCAAACCCAGAAGTCTACAAAGCATTAAATAGTTCGTCTAAATCCATATGAACCTCCTCAGCGTTATATCACGCTTAACCTAATATTTTCGCGAGAGTACAGTCTTCCTTGGAAATATCATTTTCTCTAATTCGCTTCAAAAGCGGATGGCGAACTGAAATACCATTTCCTTCCGAGTCTGCTCTTGCTGAGCTTACCATCATGCCACCAATAGTTACAGGACAGCCAATCCATCTATCAGGGTCATCGCGCAGGGAGGTTTTAAAATCTTCCGTTAAGCCCGATACCTTACACAATGGTACCTCGTTATGATTACTATCATAAACTGACACTTGAATTGCGCCCGGCCAATTATAAAAATAATTCTTTGTAACTGGAATATAGGCGCCGCCAGTCTGATATTCTCCAAAATAAGAACCCATTAGTTTTTCACCAGAACGCTGATTTTCCCATAGCTGCCAAGAGGATAAGTCTTTACCTGTATAAACGCGTTCTCCGGGTACGATTCCTGTAATAAAAGCATCAATTTCAGAGGCAATTTCCTGTTTTACTTTTACAGTATCCCAAGCATGGGGTCCGCGCTTACCAGGGATATATTTACAATCTTTCTTGTAACATACACATCCTTCTCCACCCGTAGCAAAAATTTCGCCCATTTTATCAAAGAATGTATCATCCATTTCATAATAGGTTACTCCTTCTACTAGAGGTGAATTAATGCGGCCGACAACTTCTGGAATATGTGAGATGCGTTCTTCAAAAGGCCAATCCATCATATCCATACCATCAAGTACTAGCACATCAAAAATGCGCCATTTGAGGGGATTTTCCTTTTGTCTCGCAATAGCTTTTGGCGCGAGACAACGAAGAATTGCACCGGTATCTTTATCAATACCTCCTGGTAAATATACTTCACCAAGAATTACAGTATCCATTCCAAAAGCATCACATACTGCATCCCAAAATAATACTTTATCTTGAATTTCTCCATAGGTTTTTGTTACAGTAGAAATTCCGCGAGTTTGCAAAGCTTGTCTGTCTTTGGTGATTACAGCACGGGACCAATTGCCATCTGTTTTTAAACCAAACATATAATTGCCGCTATCAATCATTTGTTCTAACTTATTGCGTCTAGTGTCAGAACTCATGGTGGAAGGCGGAGCAAAATACTTCATAGGTTCCATTTCAAAATAATTCATATGTATCTCCTTAAATCAGTTTTAAATCTTCTAGTATTGTGCGAGCGCTATCGCGCAGCATATCGAGTCCTTCATCATTATGAACTACATAATCAAAAGCAAAACAATCAAGTGAAGTTTCACTTGGATGATTACGCTGGTCTTCAGTGAGATTTGGATTAATCCAAGGCTCTCCATTTGCAGTTCTTTCGATACGTACACTCACGCAATTCTTTAAATTTTCTAATGAAATATTAACTTCATTTTCAAATCTGGCATCTGGAATAATGGCTACGTCAAAATTACTATATGGTTCCATTGCTTGGATAAATCCAACTACAATGCCCGTCCAATAATTAGGATGCACCGCACGAACCATATCTGTTCCTACAGTTTGAAGTAAAGTTCTTCCCACCTCATCTTTATTACCATCCCAATCAAAGTAATCTCGTAAAATCCATTTTAGCGCATCAGCATAATGCATAATTAATGTTTTTTTATTATGTTTGGCTAATTCTTCTTTCATAAATTGCGCCATCATATCTTTGCCGCTGCCAGACTTACCAGATAAAACAATAGTTGCTCTCATTTTTTCATCATCTCCAATTGTACATTGAAAAAGAACTGGAGAAAATCTATTTCTTCTTCTGTATATATGTGCCTATAGTAATTAGTAATTGCATTGAGAAATTCTGCTGCTTTTAATGCATCTGGCTGAACCAATGCTAAATTCCAAGCAGTCTTTGCAACACTTTTTACTTCATCACGCACATTCTCAAACAGTTCCTGCATTGTTTTTAGCCTCCGATTGTAACTTATTTAAAGCATCAAAAAATGCTTGAACTTCTTCTTTAGTATCTAGAGTTACTTTCATTACAGGTTTTGGCTCAATGCGCTCATTATCCGCGGGCATATTAAAAATGAAATAATGTTCTTCGCCACTTTCAGGGATGATGCGCGTACAGAAATGTGTGCCTGTTGCTTTACTTTTAATTTTCATAATAGTCATATCTTCTTCATAGAACTGTTCAACATCACACATTTGCTTATTCAGCTGTCCAATAAAACCTACATATTCGTCTCTTTCAACTTCATAAATACTATTATCCATTTTATTCTCCTTTAAAATTATCTTTAAGTTCTTGTGCTGCGAGTTGGGCTAGACGGTCACATTCATTATTCCAATAGTTAGAACCATGACCTTTAACTTTAGAGAAGTTATACCAGAAATTATCGAAGTATGGAATAATTTGTATCCACAAATCTTGATTCGCTACATCCTCTCCTTTGGAATTAACCCAGCCATTGTATTGCCATCTCGTATACCATTCCTGTAAGTAACAGTTAATAGCATACGCAGAATCACTATAAATAATTACATTTTCATTAGGATGCCGGTTTTTCTGCGCGAACTCTAAGGCATTGCGTATCGCCAACAACTCCATACGCTGGTTTGTGGTCCCATATTCGCTTCCGGCAATCTCATAGATTCGTTCTCCGCCACGAAGAGCGATGAAGCTCCAGCCGCCAAATGTAATATTTGTTCCTATCTTTTTACAGGAACCATCTGTATAAATCTCAAGTTGTGCTATTTGCGCTTTGCTTCTTCTCTCTTGAATCATTTTCTATCCTCCTTTACTTAATATAATTATACATTAAATTAAGCAAAAAGTCAATTATTTGATGGTGGCGTTTCTGGTAGATTCATAATCTACTCAAAATAAACCTTCCCCTAACCATTGCCTTTTAGGCCCTCATGATAGACTTCGTAAATATCATTGACTTCTTTCTTCTCTGCGGCAGAGGCCCATTTACGTTCATCTACCAATATTTTCTTCCAATGATATAGAGTATCAAAGAGTTCCATTTTCGTGCCTTCTCCAATTATTGAAAGACGACCGTCAATATGCGTTACATGCGTTTGTAGATTATCTACTGTGGTTTGAAGTTCTGCGACCTGGCCGCTTATTTTTTCTACATTTGTGACTACATCACGTAATTTATCATTATTTTCTTCGGCTCTATCGAGAAATTTGTCCATGCGCATTAAACGTTTTTGTTCTTCGTCATATTTATTTTTAAAATGTCTGAAGAAGTCACCTAATTTGGACATTGGTATCACCCCCTTTTGGAAGAAAATTATATATAAACTCTATCGTGAGATAGAGGTTATTTAACTTATATTATTTAATCTTAACTAAATGCTTTCTAATAAATCAAAAAATCCAGCTAGAAAGTGCATTCTTTCTAATTTAGTGTTTTCTATAGCAATCGCACTAGTTTTTTCCCACTATCCTCTAATATATTCTTTATCATAAGTAGTAAAAACCGCCTAAACTCCTTTATAATTATTATCAAATCTCTCTAATTTAGACATAGCATCATATGTTTTTTGTAAAATATATGAACTAGGAACAACAATTCCATTTAATTGATATAAATGTAAATCTTGTACACTTCCAACTAACATTTTTTCATTATTAAGCCAATTTTTTACATCTTCTGCAAATAAAGAGGCATCATTAAACATTAGCATACCCATAAAAGCTGATAAATAATTAACTAATGTTGGTTTTAATGTACTACCAATCATTAATTTACCACAATTAATCATAGCTATAAACATATTTTCAACATCAAATTGCATATCTATACCGCCCGCTTGAACCATATCATTAATAATATTTAATTCATCTTGTAATGTACTACCAAAAGCAGCGCCACCAAAACCACCATTATTCTCAAATAAAGCTGAACCAGCAGATTCATAACCTTTAACAGTAGAATGAATATTAATGTGAGATAATAAATCATCTAAGGTCTATGAATTTTTTTCATTTTCTTTTTTAAATTCGTCAATTAATTTTACTTGTTCTTCTCTGGCGTTTTTTAAAGCTTTAATATTATTTTTATATGATTCATAGGTTGTTGTTTTATCAACTTCATCTAAAAAGGTAGAACGTTGTTTTTCCCATAATTTCTACTCTAATACGTCTAATTTATTTGAATCAAAATTAAAATTTGTAATTAATGCTCCTGCCTAAATATCATCTGTTGGATTTTTATTTCCACCCAACACTGCTCTAATATGATTAGAAACTAAATCCATCATACTTAAATCTTCTCCGACATAATAACATTGAGCAGAAATTAACTCAGAAGCTTCAATCATTTTTTTAATTTTATCTTCTGTCATGCCAATAGTGTTAAGCCAATCATCAAATTTTATTCCTTTTTTTTCTTCAATTTTTAATTGTTTAAAATTAGTATATAAAGATTGTTTTATTCTATCAATTTTTGTAGCTATATCATTTATATTTTTAGAAGTTTTATATGAAATATCATACTAATCCATTATAGATTGCATAGTTCCTTTTAAATCGTTAGATTTTAATAAAGAATTTATAAAATTTTCCATTTCTATATCATTAATTGTATTTTGTGCAGTTTTCTGCATAGCGGACTGCATAGATGGTAGTTTAAGATTAGACATAAATAATTCATTCGCTTTCATAGTAACTGCAGCAATTAGTGCGCTGGTTTCATGTGCGTTTAAATTAAGATTTTTATCAAAAAGTTTACTACCAAATTTTTCAATAATTAATTGTGTTAATGTATGCATATGTCCATTCTATTTAAATAATGACTAAAAAGCGGTTTCACCATTAGCTTTCATATAAAATATGGAATTATTTTTTGCTTTAGATATAGCTAAATCTTTTTGTAAATCTTTTATATAAGCATCATGAGCATCTTTTTCCATATTTTTGCCTAATTTCTTTTTATCATAATAATTATCTACTGCATCTCGATTTTTTTGAATACGTTCTAATTCCATATTAATTTCTTTTTTTAATTGTGTAGTACCTTTAATAGCTCTATTTAAATTAGTTATGAAACCTTCATAATCATTTAAAATATCTTGAACTGAAATATTAAAAGTAGATTTTATTTCCGGATGAGAAGTTTCAAAATTTTTAAAAAACTATAACTCTTTCTATCTTTCAAATTCTGCACTATCTTTTAAAAAAGCGATGGCTTCTTTTAAACCATTGCCCATCTATCCATTAGTAGAGCCAAACTAGGTTTTATATTGTCCAATCATACCCTCAGCTTGTCTATATAATTCTTTATATTTATCTGATTTTTCTCTCCGTAATTCTCCATAAAATACATAACGCTTTCCCTAAGTAATGCTATCAATTTCAAATTGAGTATATTTTTTTTGATTACTAGCCATAGTTTCACCACCAATAAAATAAAGCTATTTCCAAAAAGAAATAGCTTTCTCTCATAAAATTAAGTCGCACAATTAAAACTGAATCACTTCAATTTTTTCGACATCATGTTTCCTAATTTCGTCATTTTTAAAATCATAGTCACGAAATCCGTGTGCCTGCATAGTAAGTACATTTAAAACATATGCCTTCCCATAAAATGCCGCGCCAGTATCCATATCAATTTTTGCGCCAAGCATATCATCATATGCTTGTCCAATCCATTTGTATGGGGTCATAATAACATCTACGTTAGTATCCATAAACTCATTTAAGCATTGTACGGGAGTATGCCCAAATATAGCGGTGCGGCCAGTCTTCCATCCAACATTAAATGCTCCACGAGTCCATAACAAGCTAGTTGCATCAATTGAATGTGGCACTTTTCCCTCATATTCTGCATTGTCAGCGCGCTTAAATGTATTATAAATACCCGCCGCATGACAAAAGTCACAGTTATTATAAGTAAAAGTATAAGGTAAATTATCAACTCTTTCTACCAATTCCATAGGCATTCCGTCCATAATCCAATCGGTAAGAGTTTCAATTCCGCCATTAAAAATTGAGCATTGAATATTTCTATATTTATCATCAAACAAGCAGCAAGAATTTAATATCCTATGTACATATTCACGAGTAGGTTTATTAAAAGTAAATTCATTTTGAACTTCTTTTGCAGATTGTACAAACATATCCTCATGATTTCCTTTTAAATAAATCACTCGAGGGGTATTTAAAAGTTCTTTCATGATTTTATATCCCTGTTTACCTCTATCAATGGCATCGCCGCCAAAAATAATCATAGCTTCAGAGTCTTGCTCATTACACCAATCCATAATAGCACGATATAAATCGTACATGCCATGAATATCAGTAAAGAAAAATACATCGTGCATATTATCTCCTCCTTTTCTTATATAATTATAATATAAAATATGAAAAAAGTCAAATAAAAAAATTAGGGTTCCGGATGGGAACCCTCGTACTGCCGAATCTTCCGATTTAATTTGGCAATAATTCCGCGGTTTTCTTCCTCGCCGCGCTCTTTCAAGAGATTACGACGATACAACCATCTTAGGTATTTAGTATACTCACTCATTATATATAATCCTCCTATAAATGGATTCAATTTCATCAAAATTATCAAACATACCACAATCAAACTTTTCGTACAAATTATAATAGCATACCGTTAGATAGAAATCGCTCATCTTATTTTTATATACTTCTTCTAGTGGTAAGAGCGTCCAGTTTGGTTTAAGAGATACAATTTTATCCCAAACACTATTCATTGTACGATATTTGCGCGCAGTCATTTCCTGTCGAATATAATAGGCATAAGAAATGAAGTGGTCAAAATCATAGTTCATTACAAAGTTTACTAAGACGTGATTGGGAGTGCCGTTAAGTTGAATTTTCCCTGCGATAGCACTCAATTCGCGCCAAGCCGCGACTAGTTGCTCTCTTGGTAAAGCGGTAATTAATTTAGTATGCCAAAGACGAATATTTATCACACCTTTCTAAATATAGTTGTTTCTAATAATAAATCATTTAAAGATAATTTATTTAAATGAGTATATGGAATAACAATTAATGGTAGATTATTATTATTACAATATTCTATCTTTTTATTATCATTAAACTAGCGGGATTGATACTCTTCAGGAGTATTCCAACCGCCAGTCTCCTGATAGTGCTGTTTCCCATTAAACTCAATTAAATATTTAATTTGATTATCCATTAAAATTCCAAAATCAAATCTTAATAATCCATTACCATACCCACGTAAATCATTAAAATATATTTCACTTGTAAAATTAATATTATTTTCTTGAAGTAATTTTATGATTAATTGTTCTCCTTTGGATTTAATATGCCCACAAGATGTAGTATGGCCGCTGGTTAGATGACTTCCTTCAACATCCGTTATGCGGCCGCAAGAACATATACAAGTCCAATAACGATGTGGTTTATTGGTATGCTATAAATCTTTTTTATAACGTTCTTCATTTACGTGAAGAACAGTTAGTTCACCAAAGATTAAACCTGTCAAATCTTTATATGGAAAATGACCGCCCCTAGAAAGAGATATACCCCATTCTTTTAATCTACGAGATATAACATCAATACTACATCCAAATTCTTTAGCTAATTCTCCACTAGATTTTTTATGCCCTGTATATGAATCAATAATATATTGCTTCTATTCCTATGTAAAAATAATTTTTTTCATACTTATCACCTCTATGATATTTGTATTTATTATAGCGGTTAATTCTACTAAAAATTTTTTATTTTTATTTTGCTATAAACATTATATCATAAACTATGATAATATGTCAAATATTAGTCTCCAGATTTATAGAACATTCCATTTGTTGTATATCCAATTGGCGTATTTGGTTTTATATTTTCGATTAAAGCAATCGCGCTATCATATACCTCCAAAAGCCAATCACGCTCCTGTACAATATCACAATTCGCGCAATCTCTATTACAATCTCGGCTTACGCATTCTCGTTCAATGCGTAAGCCATTTAGAATTTCTTGTTTTGTCATTCCCATTTTATTGGCCTCCCACAATACGGGCAGTAACGATAGGTGCTGGTTATTTCTTTATGGCAAGAACCACATTCAACACCGCAAATAAAATTCTTCCCGTATTTGTCTATATAGTGTGGTTCCAACGCAACCGCTTCTGGCTCTTTCAGTATAGCAAGTAGTTCAACAACTGATGAATATGTCAGTAGAAAATTCTCACCTTTATGATTATTGACCCAATTTTCGCAACCTTTAATAACTGTTTCTTTATCCATTATCTGCCCTCACTTGCCACGCTTCTTGTGCCTGTAATTTTGCAGTATCAGAACTATCATAAATAGTATTAAATTTGCCATAAGGTGCAATAGCATTACATTCTTTATTTGAGCATTGATAATAGTATTCATATGCTCCTACATAGCCATGAGTACCGCCATATGGAGATTCATGCCATAGTGGTTCTTCTCGTAAAATTGGACCGCTACCGCACCAGGGACAAGGTTTTAATCCTCTCCGTTTCATATTATCATCCTTTCTATATTTTCTATATAAATTATATTATAATTTATATAAAAAGTCAAATAGTAGGGTTGTAATTTCTACAACCCCACTTATTATCCATGATATTTTAACAAATATTCAGGAGATACACATTTGAAGGAATGAATACCATCTGGAGAACGGCACACGATACCCTCTTTCATCTTACCGTCAATAACCGAAGGCTGACTATTTACATATTCACGAAGTTCTTCTATGGTATCAGGAAGAATATAATTATCATTAAGAATAGGCACACAAGGGATATTATAATCTTTTTCAAGAATTTCCTTCATATCACAACTATTCCAGCGGCCTTTATCAGAAGTAATCAAGTTAAAAGCCATAAAATCATGACCGCTTAGCCCATAAGTATTACGCTGGACTCCCTCTCCATAGGTTTCGCCCTGAATAGTTACCCATTCAACCGCGGACATAGAATCAAGAAGCTGAGAAAGAACTTCAAACATATGATATTTTTGCGCCATCTCCCAGTAAATATTAGTATCATAATAACAAGGCTTATCTACGCTATCAAAACATACATTCCGAGAGCACACATAAAAATCTTTTTTCTTGAATTTCCCGCGCTTCATAGTGAAGGTAGTGCTACTTCCATCGCATTTCTCTGTTACTATCCAAGGATTCTTGTTATTGAGCACGAAAGGCATATTTTCAATTCTTTCCTCATCTGTACGCTGAACCCAGGAAGGCCAGCCATTTTTCTTATCTTTCTTCTTACCAAAGAAGAAGAAAAGCAGCTTGCGACCCCAACCGTGACGCATCATCCAGCGAATAAAGGGTCTCTTAAAGAGTTTTTGATGGCGCGAAGCCATTTTCTTATATTTATCTACTGGCGCTGATTTACGCTGATTATCTTCATCATCTGCATAGGTTACGCCAAGTTTCTTAGTAAGGAAGCGAGACTCATCCGTGGCATAGTGAGGTTTTCCTTCATCATCAATAATTACAGGATGGTCATCTATTACACTATTTTCGATAGTCCAACCAAAATCGGAAGCATGCATAAGCAAGCCCTGCGAAAGAGTTTTGCACATTTTCAAAGTCTTTACCTTATAATGCCGCTTTTCCAGAAAAGCAAAGCATTCCTTATCAGAAGGTACACGGCTATCAATTTCAAAATAAACAGCGGGATCACCAACATTAAACTGACCCTTCTGTACAATTACACGCCAGCCGCCAACAATAGCATGCTCTACGCGGTCATAACCTTCAATTGGTTCAATACCATCAATAATTACTACATAAGCTAATTCGCGCTCTTGATTCGCATTCAGCATATTAATTCTCCTTTCTTAATCAAAATGGTCTAATTCTCTATGTTCACATAGCCAGCCTTCTTCTGGCATATATTTTACATAATATTTTACTCGCTGACCATTTTTAATTCCTTCTACGTACTGAGGCCAACCTTCTTCTGGATTAGGATAAACAGCAGTAACCGTATCAACCAATCCGCGTTCAATGACTACATCTTGAATTACATCAAATTGATAGTCTTTTGCTTCGTTACTCATATTCAAATTCCGCCTCTCCATCTTTCTTCATATCTATAGCAGTAACTCTACCTTCCCAATAGAAAAATTCATCCCAAGATCCTACATCAATCTTGGTGCGTCCATCTTCATCCCATACACGCATATAATAAGATTTAAACTGCTTATCTGCGGGTTTTGCCGCATTACAGCTATCAATAAAATTATTAATAGCATTACACACGCCAAACCAATTTGCACAATCAGCAATTACACGCTCATCACCATTATGATTTTGAAACCACAGTCTTGCCATCTTTCTTTTCCTCACTTTCTTTTATAACGCCATCATAACTGGGATTAAATGGTACCCACAATGTAAATCCACATTGTGGGCACTTTAAATTCTGTGTATTTGAAACATCATCCGGATTATAGCCCATTACACAACCACAAGCATTACATCTTGCAATCATTCCATAATATCTTGGGCATAGTATTTTCATTTATATTACTTCTCGCATAGTTTCTCTGTATTGCGGCATTTAGCATTACAAGTCGCGCACGCGGGATATTCTCCACAATGATGTTTACAACAAGGTTCTCCAAGCGGGCCGTCATACATACAAGTTGCACAACGTTCCATGTCTTTACGAATTTTATCCCATCTGTCATCATAGCGTCTATCAAATGTCAGTTTCATATTATACCTCTTTACAGTACCAAACTACTGTTACTTTCTCTCCATCAATTTCTTTATGTTCTTTGACTTTCATTTTCAAAGAAACTGTTTTACCACTAGCATAATCTTTGGCGCCTGTTTCCCATACATAAGTATTGCCTTCGGCATCAACCAAAGAATACGTATGTTTCGTACCAAAGCGGCTGTCTTTGCTTTTCTTATCTCGGACAGTGACTTCTTTTTGGAGCCATTCATTTTCAGCCCCTTGGTATGCGCTCGTGCCATTGCTCTCCAAAACAAGTAAGCTGCGAACATATTTTGTCACCTCTTCATGTGGTTTCATTCTATCATCGTGATCCATAACTTCTTCCCACATGAGCTTAATCGGTTCAATACCTTCAATCAAATGCGGGGTGTCCAATCGTCCTGGAGTATAATAGCCAAAAGTAAGATTATAATAAATATTAGTCCTATCCTCATTTGCCCATTCCTCCACATTATATCCTTTGTAGAGGGTAATATAGCCAGTTTCTTCAAAGCCAAAAGCGTGTTTGGCATTGAAGTCCATAATATTATGCTCAATCGCGGCTTCGGGATACATTTTACGATATTCTGCATCAGAATACCATCGCACCTTTTTTTGTCCTTTCGGCGCGATTACATATATGTACATACGCCCATTTTCCTTAAAAGGCTCACCACTTAATTCCATTTTGGCATAAGTTTTAGCAACAGCCATATTGATTACCCTTTCACTTTTAAGTCATCAGTAATAATGACATGACCAATTTTATTACCATGATAAATTTCATCTAAGTCTGCAAGAGTATACCACATTACATCAAACAGGTCGGGACGACCAGTGGCATCACGAGCAGTTTCTGCTTCTTCTTCAGTTGCATACAACTGGTCATTATAAATCAATTCACATTCGTTATCTTGAGAGTTTACATAATCTAAAGCCCAATACTTCTGCATACATTTTCTCTCCTTTCTACATTAAAATTATAATATAATTTTAAAAAAAAGTCAAGCATTAGATTTTTCTAATGCCTGATAGAGGTAGAATTCATTAATTGTTGGCTTTGAGTCTAAATCGATAAAGTCAAATGGCATATACATAAATGGAATGTTTGTTCCTTCTTGTGTAAAGACAAAACGCATTTTTTCTATCATAGGATTGCCAGCTTTAATTGCCATTTGAGTTTGTTCTATTAATTTAGGTAAATCTTGAATATAAATACGTTTTTTCTGCCATTTCATCACGGACACCTATATATATAGTCGAATGGTTGTTTTTCAATCCAATTTTTAGTATAACGACTTACAGGATAATAACCATATTCGCCATCAGATACATATGCGTTTTCAAGTTGTCTATCAAAGTCATCACCTTGAATAAATGCAATATATTCTTCTTTAGTCATAAAATATTCTTTATAGTCTTTGATATATTCGTCAATTTCAAACCCATCAAAGAAAATATCATTAAAGTCGGCATAAGATTCTTCATCAACAATTGGTAATGCCAATCCCTTATCATCAATAATAGCATCGCCTTCTTGAAGCGTGCCAACTTTCCATTGTCCATTTTTCTTGTAAAGTACACGCATACCAGCGTGGATATTTCGTTCCATTCTATTCGTCTCCATTAATTTAATTTTTGTACTTTCCAATGATGTCCACAATAAGTGGTATTATTATATCGTGATTCAATAATACGATAAATAAATTTTTCAAGTAAAGCCGTACAGTGTAATCGCTGTTTATGAAATTCTAATTCTTCTAATGTACGGCATTTAAAATATTTAGAATGAAGTATTAATTTTCCCTCTTGTATTAGTTGAATAGTTAATTTCGGTTGATTTAATAATTGTTCTAAAATATTCATATTTACTCCTTACAATTTATTATATCAGAAAATATGAAAAAAGTCAAGTATTAAAATACTTGACTTCTTACAGAAAGGAGATGATTAAAAGTTATTGGCAACACTGGAAATTTTTGAATACCTTTCGCTATTCAGTTTTTCCAGCATCAGCTCTATGCCATCTTTACCGGATAGGATGCACTCTACCATGTTCATGGAGAAACCAGAAACATAGGAGAAGCCAGGTCCAATCGCAGGAATATTCTCATGGCGTGCGTCCAGATTCCAGAAAATTACTCTCGGAATCTGATAGCCGTAAGTCTTCCACTTACGTGCCTGTGCCTCGATCACAGTGTCAATCTGACCTTTGTTTAAGGTACGGCCACGGCCACCATAATACCAGCGATCCATAACAGCGGGACCAGAGGTAATACATCCGTTAAACTCCATATCACTGAAGATATAGAGAGTTTTAGGCATATCTTCCTGCTTCATATGATGATGAATAGCAGTATCAAGCAGCAAATTGAATACGGCTTCAATGTTAGTGCTACCGCCCCATTCCGCATTTTGTGCCCTGCGGAATTTATCATAAATATCAACGCCTTCAAACTCTACAAGAGTCGGGTTGTTACTGAAGGTGATAAAATGATTTTGGAATGGACCTTTACCACGTTCAGCAATATAGGCACCCATGGAAACCGCAGCTTCCATTGGCTGTCCGGTCATGCTGCCGCTAACATCAACTACTGCGATACCAGGATCTTCCTTACCATTATAATAATCTTTCAGATTATCCCAGTACTTCTGCCAAGCATTGCGTTCGGTAGTAGAGGGGCGCCAAGTAGCAAAAATCTGATGGGCGATATCTACAGGATTAAGCACAGAGGCATTAACCTTAGTTTTATCGTTACTCATGAATTCAGCATAGCGTTCACGAGTTTCTTCACGACGCATAAAGGCTTTCTTGTAGAGAAGGCCTGCGCGAGAAGGCAGCTTATCAAAGGCAATCTTATCCCACTCATTCTGGCTCATAAGAGTTTCAACCAGATTACAAGCCTTGCGTCCTTCGGACAGCATCTTACGATACTGCCGTTCAGACATTCCCATTTCATTCGCAAACTTACGTCCACGGGCCTGGGTATTACGGGAAGAGGCGTTAATAGAAGGCATCCACTTATAAAGCAGATGGTCTTCATCAGACATAAGCGCCCAAGCGATATATCCAATCATCGCGCCTTCACATTTGGTGCCAAAAAGCTCAAACAGGTCATCCCAACGACCATATTCGCGCACAAGCATAATAATATGCTCGCACTCTTCGGGCATATGGTCACCCATCCATTTAAGAATGGTACGGAAAAAGCGCCGTTCTCCCTGTCCACCACGCACATCGCGCAGATAGAACAGGCAACGCAGAGCAAGGTCTGGGTCCTGTCCATAGGCGCATTTAAACATATGGATAATGTCATCTTCAGAGCGATTCCGCATGGAACCACCCATAGCAAACATATCCAGTACCTTGTTCATAGTGGTATTATGTTTAACACCACCATTTTCGGTCAGACCATAGTTGTATTCATTTTTCATTGCATTCAGAAATTTGTTCATTCTTTTTCTCCTTTTCATCTTAGTCTTTGTCAAGACCGCAGGTTATTCCCATTCATATTTTTCTTTAGTTTCTTTTTTGGGATGAGTTTTCTCCCATTCTTCACATAGAGTGCAATATCCGCACATATGCGGCGGTGGACAATTATCACATGGATATTTTTCCTGCTCCATTTTCTTACTCCCTTTTATTCTAAAAGTACAATCATTTATACAATTTTTACAGGGATGCCCAATTTGACAATCAGAATAATTCCATACTGTTTCATCTTTCATAATTATTATATCAAAAATTTTATTTTATGTCAAACATTGGAATTGGTAATTTCAAGATAAGCATCTTCCATGCGATCATAAAAATTATTATAATAATGATTAATATTATTCATATATGCATCATATTCATAAATGGAATATTCCTCTGGATGATCGCCACAATATTCCTGTACCGCAAGATATTTCCCAGGGCCGGGATACTGTTTCTCGCTCTGACGATAGAACCATACCCGCTCTACAAGAATATTCCAGTCATCTTCATTTTCTATATTATACATTACCATTGGGCGTTCTTCGTAAAAATCATTTAAGTCTTTAATTGCGGTTTCAATGACTTTAATACCGCGGAAACCAAGTGCGCGCTCGTGATTTTCACACTCTATACGGCTAGCAAATTCAAAACCATCGCTAGACATATAAGATTCAAGGGTCTTAGGGACTTGAACATAAACCTGCTTTTTAATAATTTTCATTTAATTTCACCATACCTATCTTCTTTATATTTTTCATACAATTGTTCATATTGATTATATCTATTACGAATATCTGTTAGAACTTCATCAATATGAACTGGAGTGTTATTATGACTGTCGACTCCCACATGATACATGAAAGGATTATCAGCATGAAGCCAATTTACTTGTTGATGAGTATGTCCATGTAGATTAATTACATGTTGTGAAAATTTCTTATCGTCATAGTTGCATGTTAGAGTAGGATAATGGCTCATATAAAATCTATATTTACCGTATTTAAGAACATCAGCCCAACCTACATAAAAAAGCTGATCCCAACAATAATCCATGAGATATGAAACTTTATTATCGCTATCATGATTACCACGAATCCAAAAATGTTTACCGTTAAGTTTGCGAACATATTTTGCGGCTTCTTGCGTATCAGAAAGTGCCATATCACCAAGATTATATACCGTATCATCCGATTTAACTACTTTATTCCAATTTTCCACTAGTGCTTCATTCATTTCCCATCTATCATTAAAGCCGCGAGGCTCCCAAAGGAATTGTTTATCATGACAGAAATGAAGGTCACTTGTAAACCAAATATCACTCATTTTTATCATCCTTTTTAAAATACTTATTCTGAATATAATCTAGTACTTTATCTATGGCTCCATTAGAACCATATTTTACTCTATAATCTACTTCCTTTTTATCAGTACCATAATATGTACGAAATAGATATGTATAAATATCTAAAGCAGTATATTGTTCTTTAGTCATTCAGTTACCTCAATAATATCAATTACTCGCTCATCCTCGTCTTTAGTTGGCGCGCGAAAATCACGACACATATTACGGATAATATTTTCTGGCACATTTGCGCGGCCTTCACGGTGAGTATTACGAGAGACACACGTATCAGCGTTAATATCAAATGTAACATAAATGATATTATAATCACTTATGTACATATCAATAGCCTGCGTCAACTTGCGGCGAGAAAACTCATTAAGATGAGTAGCATCAGCAATCGTATCAAAACCCATCTTCATGTTTTTAACAATTTCAGAAATAAAGCGTCGAAAAACTTCTTTCTCATGAGAAAAATAATCTTCATCATCTTTTACGATAGAATATCGAATTTCATCACGAGAAACATGGGCGCAATGCTTCATACGCGTATCATTCTTCGCCCAAGTGCTTTTTCCGCAACCAGAAGGCCCACAAAGAATATACAAAATAGGCATTAAATCATCTCCTTTTCTATAAAAATTATATAATAATTTTAGAAAAATGTCAAATAAAAAATTTGGGATGGTATTACTACCATCCCGAAATAAATGAATTGCCAGTCTTATGGGGCGACTTTTGCATAAGCATTATCCCACTGGCGCCGCACGGTGGCGATTTTAGGTGCCGCCGCCATCACACCTATGATACACAGTCGTTATTATACAGAGTGACTGGTACCTCTGAGGCCGATTTTACGAGCTGGCCGCGTACTCGAAGTTCAGCAACATCGGCAATATCTTCGGAAATGCTGAACGGTGCCTAGCGTTTCAAACCCTTTTAGCGCGGTTGTGCCTCGAACAGGGCTGTTAAGAACTGTAGTTCGATATTTTGACAGTATCGCTTTCACGCATGGTCCAATTGGGTTAATAGGGCCACAGGACTCATCTCGTATAGCTGGATTCACGCTTCCTATCCCCTACTTACGAGCGATGGTTACATATTTTTATGCCGCCTGCACCCATCGAGCGGTATATGTCAATTGAGTTGAAAATGTTCCTTAATGGCTTCTAACTCAATTACATTTGTATCTTCCATAGCTTGAAGATAAATATCAATTACATTAGATTCTCCGTAATCTTTTATTACGCGGTCTACTGCATCCATGTACGTTTTACCTGCGACTAGTCCACGTGCATAAACTTCTTTATCTTCATAACTATTATACCAATTTATACGATATTCGTACATATTATTTTACCTTCCTAAAATCAATTCGGTTATCGCGCACATCTGGAGTTTCTTCCCAAACTTTACAATCATTGATTATAAAGTCATTAAAATCCCACCAGAATTTCCATTCCATATCAAGTCCAGAATACCACTTCTTGTGAGTAATTCCAGTTTTCTTATCGCGCATTTCGATAAGCGCGCCCATGATACCACCACTACCATCTTCAAACCAGCGCATATCGGTTTGAAGCTGATTAATACAAAAGCGTCCAAGCCAAAGGTCGTCATCCTCAATAACTTTATTGACATGACGACAATACTGATTAAACCAACGCTGGTGATTCCGACGCTTATGGGAAGCCATACTGTACTTACGCATACTAATCTCTCCTTTCTTTCTATAAAAATTATACATTAAATTTTATAAAAAGTCAAGTATTAGGTTGCCATTCTTCTACTTCAACTCCATTATCATGGAACCAATTTTGAATTGGAATACGTTCACTACAATCGCGAGTAGGCGGTTCAAATACAATAAAAGCAAAATCAGCATTATTATATTTTTTACTTAATTCTCCTATATATGTGTAAAATTCGTTAAAATTAATCTTATCTAATTGTTTTCGATAAGTTTTTAAAAATGAGCAGTCTTGTGGATGTGGTGGGTCACAGGCTCCACGACAAAGATGCTCACATTCGCGCCCAGGTACTAATGGCTTGCAATTTAATACTGTAACGCCGCGATTATCAGTACCTAGCGGACGCCATTTGGGAGGCCACACAGTAGTATTCAGACCCACTAAATTAGTAGGAAAATGTCTTATTTGTCCCCAATAGGTTGTATATATCTTCATTCTTTTGGCCACCAATCTACATCGGGAATTTCCGATGATTCAAATTTTTCTTCATATGGATTCCAAATATAGTACCAACATCTACTACGAGGCGGATGCGGATATAACCCTGGTGTAAATTCTTCAATCATTGCTGCATTTGCATAATGGTCTTGTAAATCACACCAATTTTCTTCTACAGCCTTCTTTGCGGTTTCTAATTCATAATAGAAACCATCAAAGCTTTTAATACCATAATCAAAAAAGCCGTGTGAATTAATTACCCACGGTTTTTCATATGTATATATGGCATAAATAGGAGTTGTGTCTTTATTCATCGTAAAGTCCTCCATTATATTTAAATTGGCAGTCCCTGATGGAATCGGACCATCACATACGGAGTCAAAGTCCGTTGCGCTACCATTACGCTAAGGGACTATATAAAGCGAAGATGGAAGGATTTGAACCTTCGGTTCCAATGAAGGAACAACGGTTTAGCAAACCGCCGCTTTAAACCACTCAGCCACACCTTCATTCGGCCCTTGGACGCATCCGCGGGCTAACCCTCAATCCAAAGATAGTCGGGGCAATTCATTAAACTACTCTTTTAAAAATAAATTTATCACACCAGCTATCAAGCATATTATCTTGAGTAACCATCATTACGCGACTAAATCCAGAAATATTACGAGCTGCCATTGAACTCATATCAGAACTAGATCTTACAAAAACGTCGTTAACTGCAAAATCTCCATTGCTAGATAAACTTAGGTCTAATATAAACTAGCCGCCATCAGAAAAATGTGTCCATCTCTGAGTAATAAAAGAAGAGCATCCAAATGAATTTGGATTAATAGTACAAAATGTGACAGCAGTATCATTCATTGTTACTTTACTTGTAATAGTTCCAAAATTTATCTAGATAAGATGTCCTATTACGGCCCCACTTACAGGAGCCCCACCACAATTCGTAGTATTTAATGTTGGTGTAAATTGAGCAATTGAACGGGCAGCAAATTGTTTATCAATTAATTCCCATTCTCCACCTATAACAAGTTCTGGGTTAGTATTCGTAGTCATTGTATAAATACTACCAACTGGAAATAATACATTTAATAATCCTGTGGTTGGAGTATAATTAGCTAAATTATTATTTATCTAGGTGGTGGTCCAGTTCTTACTTGCTGTCCCGCCATTTCCCTCTATCGTAAGATAATTACTTACTGCAGCATCAATGTTTGCACCGCTATGTACTGAATTATAAACTGCCATAATATACCTCCAATTTAAAATAAAAATGCCGCGGAAGAGTTGCGGATACTACTCGGCCTCTTTCAAATAGGGCTCTTCCACTCGTCAGTTCCCAACGCGGCTAAAAACTAGACCGTTCAATAATTGTGGGGCTTGAACCCACTCAGTTTTGTTTACAAATAACAATTCTTTTACCCATTTAAAGTGTTTGCTGTAACGGTCTATAACGTCCGAGTAGCAAGACTTGAACTTGCGGCCTGATGCTCCCAAGGCACCCGCGCTACCAACTGCGCTATACCCGGATAATTCCACGGATAAGGATTTGCACCTTATAAATAGTCGATCCGGTAATGGACTATAGATTTGCACTTCATCTGCTACCGGCAGATTGCTCGGTTCCCTTGCGTTTTCTATTCCGCCACCGTGGATAAATGCGGCTTGCGCCGCGAGAAAGGAGATTCTTACTTCTTAATCTTTTGCAACAAATTCATTCAAATTGCCCTTTATGTACATCTTATCTCCTTTTCTGATATAATTATATCAGAAATTCTATTCATTGTCAAGTATTTGATCTTGCATTTCATCCAATCTTTTAGTATCTTGCAATGACCAATTTTCGCCCGGGCCTCCTGTTTTCTTTACTGTCTTACCGCGAGTTTTACTCGCACATAGAGGGCAGGAACAATGAATCTTATTTTTACTATACTGGTGTAAGTTGTCATAATAATCGAAACCATATTGTCGTATAATACGTCTTTTTCGTATAGCTTTCTTCCAATCATTATGGCGTTTTTCCGCATGAGTTCTCATTCGTATCACCTCATATAGTATAATACGGGCGCGAACCGATAGCAAGTTTACCGCGCCGGAAACCCTATTACTATCTGGGCAAGCGTAAAAGGGAGGAGTCGAACCTCATACCTTGCGATACGCGCCGCTTTCCAGGCGGGCCTCAGTCCACACCGAGATCCTTCTACATATTATTTATGTTTAAGTTTCCATTTCAAAATTGAAATATCATCAATAAAATTGCTCCACCAACAAATTATTTTTTCACGAAAAGTAATTGGTTCTGGCAGAGTATCTAACCATTCTTGTAAAAGGCGAAATTTATTCATATTAATCACTCCTAAAACGATAGCTATTTACCACCAAGTACGATTTAGTTGCTCAATATCCATAAAATATTCTTTCTTTCTTGCTCCACAATTAGGACAATATAAATACATTTTATTTGGATCGAGTTCTACAATTAAATTACTTGATGTTTTATAGCATGGATAATAAAAACCACATTTACACTTAGCATAAATTGCGCCATCACCTTTAAACTTAATAGGACGCCAAAAGTGATCTTTACCTCTCTTCATCTTCATCTTCTCGTACCATCATATATTCCTGCCCATCTATATAACCAGCAGTATATAGGGTAATAAGTAATGTTTCTATTAATTTTACAGGATGACCCTCAAAGCCTTTAATCTGTTCTATTAGAGCATTTTTCAATTCATCTAATCTATTCATAATACCTCCAATGTGGCGATAGCCAGAGGAATTGCACCCCACACCTTTCGATGCCTACCGCTTTCGAGGCGGAGCCGGCGCGCTTGTCCGGTTTAGCTACCTTAGATGAGGTCATCTTCCATGAAGATGACCTGTTTTCCGTGTTTAATTGCATATCCAATTTCACATCTTGTACTTGAACCAACATATCCATCTTTATTGATAACATAAATGGCATCTGCCATATCAATTTTACGCTTATGAATATCGTCAAGCATTACTTTTTGTTCATCAGTAAAAGTATCACCAGCGTGACCAAAGGCGCCAACGGAAATAACAATATTACCTGCCAGGGTAAGTTGCTTATTGATGCGCTCAAATTCATCTTTAAACCTCGTACTTCCACATAGGGTTATTACTTTATAATTACCTATCATATAATCCTCCAAAAGAAGCTCCGGTGGGTGTCGAACCCACTAACGCAGATTTTGCAGACCTGTACCCGACCGACGAGCATCGGAGCTTATATATCACTTTACAACGTATTTAAGACCGCTATGAAAGTGTAAGTTACGGTCCTTTAGTATTTATATTGCGCCCCAAACCAAGGCACGAGTGGAGCTGACAGGTTATGCTCCCGCTACCTCCTGCTTGCAAGGCAGGCGCTCTTCTGATTGAGCTACAGCCCCATAAAATGCGGATGGATAGCTAATCCTTCTTATCTCCCGGCGTCCGCGCGCCGCACACATCTTCAAATTATTATCATTCTTTGTAAGGATGAAGATAGAAAGAGCCTTACATCAGTCTAGACACAGTGCCCTAAGTGGGAGTCGAACCCACAAAACTCCGGTTCTAGGCCGGATACCTATTCCATTCGGTTACCAGGGCATAAACTCGCTGAGCATCCTATTGGCGCGCTTTCACCATGCGGGATCTCTATTGCTTTATTGCCGGCAGAATTTGAACCATTAACCGTAGCGAGAGGCTTTCCATAACGACACCTATTGGAAAACTTTTTGAAATGATAGGTATGTGTCACCTTCATGGATTTTGGTCCGCTTGTAAACAGAGGCGTAATCCTCTCGCAGTAGTGACACGGGATGCGTCAAATCCATCCACTGGGTTGTTCGCGAAACAACAAGTAGCAGGTCGACTAGGATTCGAACCTAGACCAGCGGTTTTGGAGACCGTTATGCTACCATTAAACACCATCAACCCATAGTCGGGCATTCTGGAATCGAACCAGAAACCTCAGAGTTATCAGCTCTGCGCGCTAACCGATTGTGCCAATGCCCGGAAGCTTCCCCAGTTTCAAAGTACAACGTAACGCCTTACTGGGACTGCGGCTGCCTCACACTGTCTATATAACGCCGATTTACTCTTTAAATATCAATCTTGTGTTCACCCCAAGCGGATATATCGTTTCACCATACTCGGGCGTAAATCTTCGCCACCCTTGTGCGAGCGGTAGCTAACTGCTATATCGGGTGGATTAGTTAATTACTTCCCATTCATCTTCATCAGGAATAAGAGCGCATCCGCCCCAACTTCCATGAATCTGTTTAGCATCATCAATATATTCCACAATACCTTCGCGCCCAGTATAATCTGGTTCGCCACTCATGTAAATAATACGAATTTTATCTCCTATTTTAGTCATTTTTTATTACCTCGTTAATATAATTAAAAAGATACATAAGAAAGTCTTGATCTTCCATATAAAATGGATCATAATGATATTTTTCTTTATATGCTTCAATAGCATTTATCATAAGCTGTCCAAGGCGCCAATCTGGTACCATTCCCCAGATAGTTGCGAGTGTATCGCAATAGGGTTTAATACGATTCGGATCTCTCATTACCACAAATCCTCACTGAAAAGTTCTTTAGAAGCATTGTCAATAATCATTAATTGATTACATTTATATGCTTCATTCCAGGCTTCAATTCGTGTATAAAAG